ATTTTCACCGATTTGGCCTTTAGTCCATGTTTCTGCAGGACGGCCCTGCAAGGTCTGACGAGCTGCCAGATCTTTACTGAACTTCAGGTTATCCCTGTCGTTCAAGACATAGCACCGCTGGTCGTGCGCCTGCTGGGTTTCATTCAACAGGGCCTGGCCTTCAGCGATGAAGTCATAACCGCTTGCTGCGTTCGAACGGTAGAACTTTGAACCCTGCAAGGCAACAACGCTGGCGATCTGTTTGTTAAGCTCAGTCACCTGCTGCTTTCCTGACCGCTCGCCGGCCCGCTCCCAGAAACGCAAGTCGCGCATGTCGTCAGCGCGCTGCTTGATAAAGTCGTTCTGTGGCTCACCAAGGATGGACGGGAATGTCTCCTCGATGATGTCCTGCTCTTGGCCGGAAAGATCCCAGCCCTCCAGAATCGGGCGATGCTGCTCAACGGGTTGCCAAATCACATTGCCCGCGTTTTGCAGCGATGCGCCGTCTGGCTCATATCGCATGACCAGATCGACCAGCTGCATTTGGTCTTCATAGGTTTCTTTGGTCTTTTCAAATAAGACCTCAACCGTCTTGCCTGTAGAAAGTGCCATTAGGGCTACTCCTCAAATTACCAATCGGATACGTCGATACCCGCAGCCTTGGCTGTCTTCTTGGCATTGTAAGCGGCTTGCCCTTGGCCTCGCTTGTGGGCTGAACTATATGTTTCCTTCAGCTTCTTAGCTTCACCCTTGGCCAAACCGCCTTCGTCGCCCTGAATCTGCGTCGCTGGCTTACGTGCTCGACTAACTCTTTTCTGCGGGGTAGCAACGGTTGACTTCAACTCTCCGAGGTACAGCGCTGCGCTGATCCCTGTTGGGTCTGTCACCAAGCTGCTTCTGAGCTTCTCCTGTGCCGTTTTATTCCGGCCCAAGAAATACATCACTTTCTCCGATCCTTCACCCAACCGAGCAATCATGTTGTCGGTTACGATATCGCCCATCTTTGGCAATACAGACTCAATCGTCTGCCTGACTACCGTGTCAGCGTTTTGGTAAAGTTCCGGCGTAATGCCTGACTCTTCTGCGAGCTTTGCTGCCCGTTGGTAATGACCGTCGACCGCCTGGTCTAGCTGTTGAGCTGCCTGGGTCTGTGCGGCTGTTTGGGTGGTTGCCTTGGTAGCCTGCGCCACCTGTGACTGCACCTGTTTAGACATCCAGTTAGACAGATCTTGCTGATACTTCGCCTCGTCGTAATCAGACCCTTCTAGCGTTGGCATAGCGGCTGGTGTCGCCGTTTCTTGTGCCGGTGCTGGATGTCCTGACTTTAACGCTGCGTTCTCAGCTCTCAGCTGTTCCAGTTCCTCGTTCTGCTCACCAATGCGGCCTTTCAACTTCCCCCTCATCTTAGTGTGTGCAGCCAACGGAACTACGGTTTCTTCATCATCACCTTCTGAGGTCTGTTCCTCAGTTTGCATCCACGCTTCTGTTTCAGTGCCCTCGGTTTCTGTTTGCTCACCCTCCCCAGGGTCAACTAACTCTTCCGATTCTTCTTCAACCGCTTCTTCTTCGGCTTTGACTTCTTCGGCTTGGGGTACGCTTTCATCAGTCTTGACCTCAGTTTCGGCGTTTTCAGCCTTCAGCTCTTCCAGAGTTTTCATCCAATCAGTGCTCCGATTGCGAGTAGCCCTATCAATTCGGATAGGTACGTTTGCCGTTTACCTGTCGGCTGCAGTAGCTTGATTATAATCAATGGCTATGGCGTTTGCAAAGTTGATAGAGGTTTGCTATTGCGCATACAGATTTTGTGTATTACGCTGTTAACACAGACAACAGAGGAGATACGAAATGCAGACCTTCACCCCCACCCAGTTACACCAGAACCCCGCCAAAGTATTCCGAGCTGCCGATAAGGATGGCTCAGTGCTGATCAAGCATGATCGGTATCCGGATACTGAGTTTGTTCTTATGGCTAAAGATAAGAAGGAAGGGTCGAATAAAACGTCTGCAGCAGATATCTGCAGGGACGAATCTTTCTGGCAAAGGACGGAAGCAATACGCAAGCGCAACTATGAGGCATCTTTAGACATAGAGGCTCATGCTCATGGGGTTGCGGTAATGGAAAAGGATAATATCAATGATTATTGATTCAACAAAATGCTGCGGAGAGAACCCCGTTCACTACGTGCCAGCATATTTGGGAAATATAAAAATGTCACAAGATGCGGATTATTCTGTTGAATGCACTAAGTACGTCGATGAGTTTCCTGCTCATCTTTGGGAGGATTAGATATGTTTTGCAGACACAAATGGGACTTGGTTTCTGAGACAACAACTAAAAGCAAATACCAGCACGCGATGGAGCAGTTGCCAGTGAATACAACTAAAACATCCCTACCATGGCAGATGTGCGATGTAGAGAGAAAACACATACAGGTTTTTACCTGCAGCAAGTGCGGCAAGCTCAAAAGATTTGTAGAGAAAATATAATGCTGCCAGAGCCAGGAGATAAAATTACCGTTACCGATCTGCCTTCGTACAGAGCATCGGCAAAGCCGTCATTGCCTACTGTTGCCGTTGTTCTGCGTGTGACCGATCACCCGATGGTAATTGTTGAGATAGAAGGAATCGAATACGAACTTTACGAAGACGACGGTTACAAGGCCCCCCGGTAAGCACTGTAGGCAATCTCCTGCTGCTTCTGCACGTTGTCTAGCTGCTTTCCCATGGCGTCGATGCTCCGAACGATTCTGATTACAAAGGTCGATTCTCGCCGTGGTTAACGTGATACCCAGCATCAACCTCGGCTTTCTTTCTTACTTGGCAAGCCTCGTCCAGATCCGAATAGTAACCTAGGCATTTCTTCTTTCCGTTGATGTTTATAACAGCAACCCACTTGTCTCTGTTTGGATACCAGTGAACACCTGTTGTACCAGATATGTTATCGCATCTCCGTCTGGCATTTTTGTTGTTCTGTTCCTGCCGAACTTCACGAAGATTGGATAATCTATTATCCTCTCCGTTTCCGTTGATGTGGTCTATATGCTCTTTAGGCCATCGCCCATATACGTACATCCACGCAATACGGTGTGATAAATACTTTTTGCTCATCACAGTCATTTTGAAGTACCTTTTTCCTGCTGTGCATATAGAGCTACCACCAGCAGAAACTCCCGCAAAGAGAGTGTTAAACCTCATCCAGTCTCGATCTGATTTAAACCATTTCCTATCCCTTGTTAGCCAGACGAATTCTCCCGTGCCTGGATCGTAGGACATTAGTTCTTTTATGATTGATTGGCTGAGCATGGTAGGCACCTCGTTTGAGTGCGTTGCTTTGATATGTAAAGCGCATGTCCGGCAACGAATCGGAGCGGGGTAATTAGTCCCTCATGCGCACGGCAATTATACCCCGTTAGACGCGTATCCTCTATATGGATTTGCTTTCTCGGCCATTTCCATCTGCTTGCTGAACTTCTCGATCCTTTTTAGATCTATATCTGCTCCGGCTTCTGCCGCATCGACCTGCACCGCCATTCTTCCTGTTTCCGCTTCAAATGAATCCACTTGGCGCTTTGCCTGCTCGTTGGCTGAGTTAGACTGAGCGACCAACAGCTTGGTCTGAGCCTCCATCTGCTGCGCCTGTCCTTTCTTGTCCTCTGCCATGGCCAGAACCATGGCGGCATCAGGCTGCTGGGTCTGCTGAGCATCAGCAAGCATCTGCTTCTCTTCATCCGTCTCGGGCTCTTTGAAGCCTGTTAAGACCAGCTGCTTGCGTGCGTACTCTCGGATATCACTGGTATCAACACCATCGGTAAGTTCAAGGATCTTCAGGATCAGCGCCTTGTGTAGCGTCGGATCAGTCAGTGCGACTGACTCGGCCATCATGGACAGACGGTCAATAGTCTGCTCTTTCTGGCTGTCGTAGGACGGCCCGATATCAGAATAAACATCGAATTCCATGTTAGTCAGGTCGTTAAGAACTTTGACTTCGCCGGTCTCTGCGTCGATCACATGCGTCATCGTCTCAACCTGCATGGTCGTGCCATCTGGCTTGGCCACGGTAAGCTTGCGAGGGGAATCCATGATCTCAACAGCCATTGACGCGTAGACCTCACCGTCTCTGCGCTTAGCGAACTTGAGGTTGTGCTGGAAGATGTACGACTGCTTATCCATCCGGTTCTGAAGCGCAATCACTGCCTTGCCAGACAGATCAGGATCGGCAATGTCTTGCGGTATGCCAGGGTTAGCAACGTCCTCTACAGCCTGTCTGGTTAGCTCTATGCTAGCGGCCAGGGCTTGAGGGATAGGTTGGTCAGGCATTGCTGCAACTGGGCCTATTGGCAAGTCATTGCCATTCGCATCTTTACGGTTCTGCAACAGATACGGGTAATCATTATCTACACCCGCAATGTCGTACATATCTTCAAAGCCCTGGATCTGCTCAGCAAAGAAGATTGGCTTGGGCCGTGGTGAACGAGACACGATATCGGCCAGATAACTCATCTGGAAGTTTCGCAGCCGCTGAGGGTCTTTGGCTAGCCGCGTGATGCCGGTGTAATACTCCTCGCCCTCTACAATATACCGCTCGCCATACATCGGAATGATGGGGATGTACTCTCCTGCTATGACTTCCTCTTTTAGGATCTCCTGACCCGACATGATGTAGCGAGTCACCTGGAAGCGCTCAAGATCTTTCTCGGCAACGATCTCGTAACCAGAATCAATCATGTCGTCCATCACATCATCGAGCTGTGACTGCAGCAGGATAGTCTCTGTGCCCATCGGATCAACGAAGGTCAGCGCGGTGTCCTTGATCTTCTCGACATGGTAGAACCGGCCAACATAGAACTTCGCCCCCTCTCCGCTTCCTGACCATGGGAATGTATAAGAATGCTCCGGTGATCTGAAGTCAACCGGGGAAGCATCATCCTCGCCGGTCAGCTCTTTTACCAAATCCTTGTACCCGTCCTCTGAAAACGGCTCTATAACACAGCAATACTTGGCATCTGATTTGTCTTGGCGCTTGGCGTTTGGGTCCCAGAACACGCAATTGACTGCCTCGGGGATGAACTTACGACGGATCACCTGGTTTAGATCGCCCATTCGACTTGAAGAATATTCTGTGAATAACTCCCAGGCACCGAAACCGCCATCAACAGCGTCGGCGCTGGCGTATGTGTAAGCCTCCTGAGATGTGTTCAGCCGGTCATCAGCCCGATACATGCCGTCAAGAAGATCGGCGCCGTCGTCCCTGTCTTCGTCCTTTGGATCAAAATCAACCTGCACCGGGTTGGCGGCTAGGTCTCCCATGATCTGCCGGTGAGCCTTCTTCAGGATATTGAACTCGCCGCGGAATGCCAGGTTGGTATCCTCCAGCAGGTTATCGTCCCACTGAGTTACTCGAGCAAAGACCAAATCATCAGAGGCTTGCTGTCGGCCCGTCTGCCCAGACTGATACCCCTTGTCTACCATCTTTTTGATTTGATCTAGATCCAGCGACATTATCGGAGCCTCATTGGTCTGTTTGGTTGGGGCATCTTAACTTTCTTGGCCTGCCCTACGCTGCCTATCTGTACAGCATAGCGGCGCATCATATATGCGTATCTTATCGCATCCAGCAAGTCATCACGAACTTTGACAATTTTGCCCTTCTCGTCTCGGTGGTACTGGCGGATCTCGTCCATCACTTCGACAAGCCCGGTGAACACCTTAAACTTACCTTTCCGCATCAGGTCGCCGATCTCGTAGATTCCATTCTCTACCGAGTTACCGCCCTTCTGCCACGTAGCCATCTCTGGCAACATCTTAAATCCTGCCAGCTCGTAATGGTCCTTTTGCTGCTTGGAGTCATCCCTCCCCTTCTCATGCTGTAGACCATCGTGTGGCCATGCTGTAGGGATATGCTCCGCCCATTGCTTAACAGCCCCCCATGCGTCATTAGCGGACACCTTGGATGCTTTGTAACCGTGGGTAATGTAGATATCGCCGGTGTCTCTGTTCTCCACCAGCTTGATATGCGACTGAGGATGATCCCAGCCGAAGTCCATTCCGTCGATTACGAACCAATGATCAGGAATATCGAACGGCTCGCAGGTAATGAAATCGTCAGACAGGTCGTAGATGCGGCCATGCCCAAGCATCGGAGTGCCTTTGGTCCGCATGTCTCTCTGGTGTGGCGGAAACTGCTGCAGCATGCGCTCTGCTTTCTCTGGTGTGATATGCGGCGCATCGTCCCATCCCTTCTGCATGAAGAACTGAGCGCTTGATGGGGTGTCCATGAATTGTATGACCAGATCGGTTCGCCCGTTCTCTGGCGTGAATGTGTAAATTCCCCTGCCGCCCCGGCCCCTGTCTCCGTTAACCGTTCGCGTCAACACCTGGGGCCGAATGGTCTGATCTTTTGGCTCTTCGTCAATATGGAACCAATCAACAACATCGCCCATTATCGCGTGCTGCCCCTGAGAATATGACCAGAACTGAATGCTTGATATCCCACGCTCATGCTCTACCCGAACCGTGCGCATTGCGTTAGCTGTGCCGGCGGCGCTCTCCCAATTGACGATCTTGCCCTTTGGAACCAGGCCACCTTGGAATTCACCTCCTGAGAACGCCCCGAATAATGCTGTCTGCAGAAGGTCTCTGGTTTTCTCAATAGAGAAGCCAAGCGCCCAGCAGTGTGGCGGGAAATCGAACCGGTGACCGTCCCAGTCATCAGGGTAGTCGCCAAGAAGATGAATGGCGTCCATGTCGGTGCCGGTGTAGGTCTTGCCGATCTGGTTACCGGCGCACAAGCAGCATTCGAAGTGATCTGCGGTAGCCTTTACGAATTGTTTTTGCCATGGGTAGAACGTAGAAAAGACAGTCTTGTAAAGCACTGCCTTTTGCCTCTCAAGCTTAGCCTCAAGCAAAGCTATCGCCTCAATCTTCTGTGGTTTATTTAGGGCTGCTAGTTGCATCCAATAACGCCTTAAGCTTGTTGTCTAACTCCTGCTCCGACACATCGCTGTAATCGAGCTTTCCACTGATAGTTTGGTCTGTCTTCTTCGGAGCGTTCCAGCCCTGCATGTCGGCCAGCTGCTTGATCGCTGAATTCTGATCGTGCAATTCAAGTTTGGGTCCGGTCTGCGTGATAGTTATAGACTTTATGCAGGCGGCAACCTCTGGCGCGATGTCTTCGCTGTTCTTGATTACCCACGTTGTCTGGTGAACCGCGTTGCCATCAGCGTCCTTTCCGACCTCTGTCAGCTTGAAGTCTGCTACATCGGTGATAGATACCCTTGCTGATAGCGAAAGCTTCTCTAGCGCCTCCTCACGGCTCATGACGGCGTTATTCTCAGCATTATCCCTGGCTTCTTGAATAGCTACGGCGATTCTAGGGTCCATCTCTAATTTGTTGGCTGCAACGCTTACCACCTTTCGGCTCATCTTGTGGGTTGGGTAAGCGATGTCATAGGAGTCGTTAACACCGTTACCCGATATCCGCGCGTTCTTATACGCCTCCTGCTTTGATGTTAGTTTTCTGGTCACGCCGTCAATCCCGCTTATCTGGTTCTGGGTTAATATCGAACTGAACTGCCTTGATGGCATCTTTCCCATCAATGATAGCTTTCATCAGCCGGTGCCGGCCGTCCATTATCTCGCCATCCTCATCAAGAATGATTGGATGATCCAGGTCTGCGTCCATGACTGCGTTAAAGTGCATGACCATCTCGCGGAGAGAAACATCATAACGGTAATTAGTACACATGCCGCGCAAGTTAAGATCAAACGTCTCTAGTTCTCCCGCTAGAGTTACGAGACGCGCCACATCCCAGTGATGGCCCCCAATTCTGCTCATCTGCCCTGTTGTCGGCCCGGAAAACTGGTTGATGAATATGCTTCTGGTTCCGCTAGGCATTTCCGATGATCTCCAAATCAATCGACAACTATATGCTTCTCTGCTGCCTGGGCCTCTAGCAGCTTGGTTCTAATTTGCTCTTGCCTATGCTTCTGTATGCTGGCTCTCCTGCGAATAAAGAACGATTGGATGTTGATTATGAAAATGCTTAGAGAGACCAGTATGCCTATCACTATGCCGACAGCTACAAACAGCTCGCTTTGAATAAGCGATATAGCCCATTCAATCCAGCTCGGAGCGGTCGCAGTCCCTATCACTACAGTCAGCGCAGTCTTGCCGCTTGCCGCATGTTGCGCGCCCTCTAAAAGCTGCTCTTTCATAAAGTATCCATAATCCAAGGATCCCGCTAGATCCAGCCGCTGCGAATCCGCATATCATAGCCACCTGCTCTAGCACCGCTCGACCACTCCATTAGTGAGATAACCAAAACTAAAGCGTATACAGCTTGATAAATTCCATCATACACCACAGCACTATAGCCGTTCTCGTACGCCATCCATCCAACAGCATTAGCGAACACTGAGAACAATGATATCAGACCGAGGAACACAGGGACAAATCCAGGCCTCGACCACCATACAAGCATGACGATAACCGACAGATCCAGAAGCGCCGCAGTCATGTGAAAATAGCCTGCAGGGATTGCGCTGAATAATACGTTAATCTGAAACACGAAAGCCGGTCCTATGAATATTAGAACCGACCTTGCCTTATCCGGGCTTGTGAGAAGCCCGACGATTAGGATTGTAGAGATTAGAGCATTAATCATTAGGCCCTCTTTGTTCTCTTTTTTTCGCCGATCTTGCTTTTTTCATTGCTTGCTGTCTTGGTTCTGTACGCCGGTTTTTTTGTGCTTCTCCGCCTTGGTGCTGCGGCTTTCTTTTTTGCCTCGTATTTGGTTGGTCCGTTGCCGCCAGCCATGCCATTAACTCCTGGGTGATTGATTAACAGCCTTATTATATCAGACTGTTGATTATATTCCTTGACTGCTGGTTAGCCTATGATCTCGCGCCATGACCCACCAGGCTTTCCTATGCTGATCCAGGTGTAGTCGAGGTCGTCGCGCCGCATTACCCACTTATGCCGGCTATCAAGCACCCAGCCTTTAACCGATAGCACGAGATGCCCGTCCCCTTTCTCTGTCTTGCAATAGACAAGATCTGAATCGATACCATGCTCTTTCAGCTTATCCCGGCACCATAGAGCAAAACTATCGCAGTCACCCTCCAGCTCAGCAGCCCAATGCTCAGAGATGCCATGCTTTTCCAGGTCACTTAAGTATGTATGCCCGGCCTTCGCCTCCTGAAAAACCTCTTCCAACTTGCTATGCATCAACATTCGCCGCCTCGTTCTCTCATCTCTATGCACCCGAGAGGAGGGGATACGGCATCACCGGTTGCAAATGGAGTCGGATCCATAGCGCATCCAGAAACAACCGCCACTACACAAGCCGCAACCATAATAATCCAAGCCTTCATAGCATCAAGTCGCTCAGCTTGGTTTTGCTAAGCTCGCTCATAACCTTGCTCGACACAAGATCCCACCCCTTCTCGCCGGACGGCTCTTTGACTTTAATCGCATCAACAATCTGAGCAACGCTGATATCGAGGCTCGGCAACTGGTAGCCTCCACCAGGGCCGCGAGAGCTCTTCACCAATCCAGCCTTTTTAAGCTTTGAGAATACCTGCTCAAGGTAGCTGGCCGACATTTTCTGGCGCCGGGATAGCTCCAGCAAATTAACTGGCTCAGTCTTGCTGTATTTTGCCAGATTGATCATGGAGATCACTGCGATTTTTGCCTTCGTATTTATTAGCATTTTGCCAATTCCAATGAGTTAAGGATGCCTTTATTAAAGCATGCTTTTGTCGTGGACGCTCGCTCTTTTGATTGAATCTTAATATCCCGCTAAAATAGAAAGACTGCTAAGATTTTCCTTCATGAAATAAAGGTGGCGTTGTGGGTGACATTACCAAAAACATATCTCGCGCTGAGCTTGGATGCCGCTGCGGGTGCGGGTTCAACTCAATGGACTGGGAGACTATCAAAGTGGTGCAGGCCTGCTGCGATCACTTCGAAGCAGTACTGGGTCTCGATAGGGTTGTGCTACACATTAACAGTGCAGCACGATGTCTTGAATACAACCGAAAGATAGGGAGTCCAGATGGGAGCCTACATCCAAAAGCAAGGGCGGTCGATTTTACTATCGATGGCGTCCTACCAGCTGATGTGTATGCGTATCTGGTTAGCGCCTATCCAGATCGTTACGGGTTCGGGAAGTATAAAAACTTCACCCACGCTGACGCTCGTTCCGGTAAAGCAGCGAGGTGGGGTTGATGGGCTGGTCTGACGTAGGCGGATGGATAAAAGATAACGCCGGGCCCGGTGCGGTCCTGGTAGGCTCCCTGCTCACCGGTAACGCACCTGGCGCCATTGCTGCTGGCGTAGCCCTAGTATCCGGCGCAACCGGAACGACTGACCCAGGACAAGCCCTCTTAGCGCTGCAGCAGGATCCGGCAACGATGGTTCGGCTAAAAGAGTTGGCTGTTGAAAATGATCAAAACATCCGCCGGCACATTGAAGAGATGACCCGGCTTGATCTTGAAGACCAGCAGAAGGCCCACCATGAGACTCAGGAGACGATTCGACAAGGAGATAAGTCAGAGCATTGGCTTAACCGAGCAACGCGCCCAGGGCAAAGCTGGGTTATGCTCGTATGCGCTGCATTCTATGGATTCAATGAATCTCCTGATCCTTACATTCTTGGCGCATTTTTGACACTTCCGTTCACCTATGCCGGCCTGCGTCAAACCAGTAAGCTTGGCGAGATAGTAGCCAAGATCAAAGGAGTAAAGTCGTAATGATTCAAGAGCCCATGCACAAAAAAGCCCGATGCTTTTGATAAAGCCCATGTATAATTATATGGGCTTTTCCATTTGGATAAAATTATGAGACCTTTATGCGCATGTGGCAATTTAGCCAAGAAGAACGGGCTAACCATGGCAGGCAAGCAGATGTATTACAATATGTGCTCATCTTGCCTAAAGAGACGAAACAAACAGGGCATCCCGGGCGCGCGAGGAGGGCAGCGTAGGTCTCTTCGGGACTATAAAAAGGATCACTGTGAAAAGTGCGGGTTTGTTGCTGCACACTCCTGCCAGCTAGATGTTGATCATATTGGCGGTAGCCGTGCTAATAATGACCTTGGAAACTTTCAGACCTTATGTGCGAATTGCCATCGACTGAAGACGTTTAAGAATAAAGACTGGGAATCAAAAAAGCCCCAATAAGGGGCTTAATTGCTTGTTGTGGCGTCGTTCTTTTATGAGGTTGAAAATTTATCCTAGCTTACGGCTCGATGATCTGAACATTGGCAAACATCACAACCGGATTATCAAACCCTTCAAGTCCGGCTTCTTTAATCGCTTCTATTGCCGCCTCCTCTGCGGTTACATAGTTGTCAGTCGGAACAACATACTCAACCTGATAGATGCGTGGTGGTGGGATCTCCCGACTGATAAATCCCACTCTTATTGCCTTCATCAACGCCCGCCTCGTTGCTGGTATGGATGCTGCCCGCCGCCTTGCTGCCCGCCGCCTTGCTGCTGCCCCCTTCCTTGCGTCTGTTGCTGGTCCTGGCTATCCCAAAAGATTCGCGTTTCGCATGGCAGAGTTGGCGGATTTAAGAACTGCTTTATCGTGGTGTAATCGCCGCCCTGGTCATCCGGCCATTTGGTTACCTCGCCGATCGCCATGTATTTGTTTTTCATCTTCGGGCTGCTGTCTTGATTATACAGCAGCTGACCGTTCTCTCTGGCCTGGTACTGGTCGACTACTGCAACAAGGCGTCCCTTATCTAGCGGTTGATTATTCTGCATTCTGATACCTCTTAATTGAGTTTGAATTATACTTCGTTACGCGCAACGTTACGCTTTTTTGTGCTTCTCGATGTACTCTTTCGTAGCAGCAAGCAGGAATTCCGTGTGGTCCACGAAGCTCCCTAGGTCCTGCCCGTCTTGGATCCAGCTGCGTTCGGTTGCGGTGAGCTTCAAAGCTAGCTTCTGGATGCCTCCGGCCTTCTCCTTATCGCGCAGCCTCTGTGCTCGTTCTGAACCGGTCATTGCCATTACAGCATGCTCTCGACCAGATTTACGGCGTCCTGAAGCGACACGATCTTTTCAGCTTGATCATCAGGTATTTCAATGTCGAATTCCTCCTCGAGACACATGATGAATTCAACATCATCGAGAGAGTCCATTCCAAGACTATCTCTCGTGTTTTCCTCATCAATATCGGAAAGTCTCACGCCAAAATTATGGCTGAGGATAACCCTGATCTTTTTTGAGATTTCCATGATTTACCCTTTGCGTTATTGGCGGCCATAGACCGTCGTTGGTTTTAGTAGTGGATTTTTACGCTAGAAATCTGACTTTTAGCAATCGCCTTTACTGACGCCTTTGCCTGCGCCTCTGTCAGGCCGGCCCACTCCATAAGCTCTGCCACTGCCTGGCGATTAATGGCGCCCTTGTGCTTGGTGTCGGCCTCACGCTGCTCCTGCTCGCGCTGGATGCGGTCCTTCTCGTCCTGCTGGCGCTGGATCTCTTCCTGGCGAGCCCGCTCCTCGGAGGCCTTACGATTAATCTCTGCCTGCTCTTCGGCCTTCTTCCGGTTGACCTCTGCCTGCTCGGCTTGGATGCGGGCGTTTTCTTTGGCCTGGGCTTCGGCTTCGATTTTCTCTTTCTGTAACCGTATGGTTCTCTCTTCGGCTGCAATGCGTTGACGTTCGGCTTCGGCTGCCTGGTCCCTGGCCCACTGCTCAGCCACCACCTTATCCCTCTCGGCCTGTTCCGCTCTGTCCTTGGCCTCCTGCTCCCGGCGGAAAGCGTCCTGTTTCTCCTGTTCCATCCGGTCACGCTCAGCCTGGGCCTTTTGCTCCGCTTCGATCCTGGCGTTATCGGCGGCCTCTTGCTGCAGCCGCTCTTCGCGTTCGGCTTGCTCCTGGGCGGCCCGGTCAGCTTCGGCCTGTCGCTGTCTCTCGGCTTCGGCTAAGGCTTCCGCAGCTTCCCGGTCGACCTTTTCGTTCATGAGAAGCGCCATCTCATGCCCGGCTTCGATTTCAGCCGCCAGCCGCTCAGCTGCCAGCCGCTTAACCGCTTCCTCCTTGATGCGTTCGGCCTCTTCCTCCCAATCAGTGAGGGGCTTGCGGGCCTGGACTTTAAGCTCATCCAGCTCGTCGCGCATTCCCTTTCTGCTGGCATCAACAAGCTTTACCTTGGCTTTTGCGTCGGCAATTACCTCTTTGCCCATATCATCAAGCCGGACCTTTAACTTTGCCACCTTGGCCGCCAGTGACGCTGTGCGTTTCCGTCCGGCGCCGGTAGACAGATCATGCTTGAATCCAGCAACGTGATCCACCGCCTCCTGAACGATCGGATCCAGGCCCCCGGCAGCTGTGAATACCTGCAGCGCCGTTGTCTCTTCTGCCAAAACTAAATCTTTTGTGTGTGCCATGGTCTTTCCCTTCCCTGTTATTTTGGTTGTTGGGCAGTCGATCCATACTCGGGGTTGCGCATGTTTTCTTTAGCCTCCTGAAGCTGGGCAATCACGATATCGATTGATTTTTCATTATCGAAAACAAGATAAACCTTGTCGTCATCCAATAAAGTATTCGGGTCACGATCTTCGCCAGGGTTGAATTTTTTAAACGGAGTCTTCTGTAATTTGTCGCTACGGCAAAGCTGAACTCCTGATAGTTCGCCGTCCCAAAAACACGTCGAGACTCGTGTCATCCCGTCACCAAATTTAACAATCGTTGATTCCACTACATCGTCACCAACTCTTGATGTTGTAATTCCATAATCTGTTTTATTCATGATGATCTCTTTTCCGTAGTTATTGTTGAAAGTTGTGAAGTGCCGGATTCCATTGCTGCCCATATTCGGCGCCGATCCGCTGAAGCATGGCATCCATATCGATAACGAACCCGGAGAAGGCCTCATCGAATACAGCCATGGCCTCGGGGCAGCGATCAATCCGCACATAATGGAGTTTCTTTGTGTTGACCATCCGCGGGTCGAAGTTGGCGAAGTCCCAGTACTCTCGACCGGTAACCCACATCGAGAATTGGCACTGATGCCGGTACTCGGGTTTGATCTCTTCGTTGGCCAGGAAGTCAACGAATACTTTGGATGACCATGGGCACTTGAGTTCGAGCCCCCCCACATTATCGTCGTTCAACCCATCCGGGCTGATGCCGGCGCGCATGTGCTGATCTTTGTAGATGAATGGAATCTCGGTGAATGTGGTGAACGTCGAGGCCTCGTAAGCCTCTCTGGCGGCTGCTTCATTATCCCGTCCCCATTGCAAAGGCCTAGCTTTGATGTCTTCTGGTAGCCTGGCTGTGGCTATCTCCGTCACCAACTCAACCATGTATGCGTTACGCTTGGTGTCATTATCCGTGGCTGGAAGGAAGTCAACGCCGTAATTAGTTTCTTTGCTGCCGTACTTCTTCTTGATCAGGCATTCGGCTTTTGAAGCGGTGAATGTGCCAAGCCGGAGAAGGTGCCACTTATCAGAAGTCTGATCGATGGTCGCCGGGTTAAATCCAAACACATGCTCCAGGTCCGCCAGGTCTTTCAATAGTTCAGCGTTGGTTTTCATGATGCGTTTTCCATTCTTTTGATTATTTTGTTGGCCTCGTCGTTGGAAAGGTCGCCAATCTTCTCAAGAGTTCGGTTCAGCTTCTTCCCGGCCCACTCCAGGAACACCGATGTTTCTGATCCGCGGGCTTTTAGCACGTCGGTCAGTTCTTGATGTGGGTTCTCTCGCTCCGGCGTTATGTCCTTCTCTTCCTGGAAGCCTATCCCCTCATGTTGGTTGATAACATCGACGGCTTGACTAAGCCGGTCAACCTTCGGCCAATACTTGCTTGCGCGCTTGACTACTGACTTCCGCATCATCTCTTCTGGCCAGGTTTTCCATGGTCCGTTCTGAGCCTTCGATGCATTGCGGATCTTGTTCAGCTCATCGATGTTCATTTCTTCGGTTAGGTAGCTGCCGTCTGAAGTTTTCACCGTGCAATAGGCGCCGATCACATCACCTCGGTCTTTGTTCGGCTTGAATGGGTTGCTCTTGTGCGATGGTGCACTGTCGATGCCGGTGTTCTCGTATTGGTCACCGGCATAAACGATCTTGGCCTGGCCCCATAGGATCGAACCGGTCTTCTGAGCCAGATGCATCAATCCCATATAAGAGATGTCAAGGCAGATGGCGGCTGGCTTACCCTTCTCGATGCTGCGCGGTACCAAGTAGGCATGCTTAAGCGCCGGGTTTAGGCTGATTCCAATCGATGCAACATTGATGATCGCGTTCTTCAGACTAGCCTGGCTCTTCCATGCAGCATCATTCAGAAACTTATTGCTCTGTAGAGCCTGCATCGCAAACTGGCTCTCCTTCGCCCAGAGGATCGAATCATCAGACCCCATCTGGCTGAATGCCTGCTCCTGGAACTCAACGATTTCATAGACTGTTTTTGCGTCTGCGATATCACTCATGGTCTTTCCTTTGGTGTTGGGTTATTTTTTATAATTTCTCGGATCCATCAGCAACTGCCATGCCGCCATTTGCCAGGACATAGCCATAAACAAAGGGTTGCAGCCGATCATAGGATGACTCCAGTCGATGTTGTTCGTGTCTCTTTTCTCCACCAGCCTTACAAGTTTTTCTAGCTGTTTGCGCTGCTCTTCGGTTAGTTTCATCTCTGTATTCCCTTTCGTTTAGTGTTACCCAGAAAGCCGCGATTAAGCGGCGGGTTATTAGTCTTCTACTGTGAATCCAAATGGAACAATTCCAGCAACGATATCTTCCCAGTGCCGGTACACAGGGCTTTCTGAGTTGACCGGGCAATATGGCTCTTGTGGTGCAAACTCGAACCCACTGTCGCGCTTTTCCTGCTCTTTCTTCCACTCATCACCGGTTCCCATGCCAATAGGGTCGTAATGGGATTGGTTCTCATAGTAATCAGGATGGCGATCAACAAAGTCTTTGATCTCGATCGCGTATTCATGGAGCTTGCGGGCGTATTCATTGTACTTATGATCAGCCTCGACAACCCGGGATGATGCCTCATTTTGAATTCCAGCCCATACCGATGGAGTCAGGGTTTTTTGGAATTTCTCTTCATACTGCGGATATAGGAAGTTGTCGTAATCGATCAGTTTTAGCCCAGTCTTATTGCCAGAGTAATTCCACTGGCGGACAAACTCCCACATGATCGCACCAGCCTGGAACCCAGTAATACCACCTTGATCACTCTTATCTACAGCCTTTGCTGCCGCTACTGCCGAAACAGCGACTGCGTGACAGATAGTGCCGTAATCATGGGCATAATCACCCGTTACGCTTTTCAGGAAGTCGGCAAGTGTATCAATAGTCACTTTGGATGCTTCCTTCTTCCAGCCTTCCAAAATCTCGTTGAACTGGTCAGATCCTTCTGTTAATGCAATTAGTTCTTTCATCTCTGTTTCCCCTGCGTTTCGTTTTGATTGGTGCCGGGGGTTGGTTACTTGCCCAGGTCGAGCCAGCCGGTAATCATTCCAACGGGCGGGATAATCCCCACGGCGTGAATCACCTCGGCTTTGTATGGCGCTTCAAAGTCACAGTTGGCCAGTTTGATGATGTTCTTCACCCATCCCGTTCCGGCAATTAGCACAACCGCCAGCATTACAATAATTGGTCCTTTCATATTCTGATCTCTCGTTGGTTTGCGTTTAGTTTTGATTGGCCTTAACGATACATCCGATTTCATACAAATGCAACATTGTTTGAGATTATTTATTGACTCTTTCGGATCGCCGCCATACTATAGAGACATCACTAATTAGGAGTAGCAACATGAATACAGGCAAATCCATACAAATCGCCCTTGTTAATAAGGGATGGCAGAAGAAAGACCTGGCAGAGAAGCTAGGCGTAACTCGA